TCTAACTACATTGGGTAATAACGATCCAGTTAGTGCTGCCAACAATCAGTTATGGAACAGTGGCGTAGAATCTGACAAGGATATCGCTCGTCAACGCAAGCGTAAGTTATCCTACTACTCTAACATCTATGTTGTTAGTGATCCAAAGCACCCAGAGAACGAGGGTAAAGTGTTCTTGTACAAGTATGGCAAGAAGATTCATGATAAGATCCTCGCTGCAATGCAACCAGAGTTTCAAGATGAGACTCCTATAAATGTATTTGATTTCTGGGAAGGTGCTAACTTCAAGTTGAAGATCAAAACAGTTGCTGGTTTCTGGAACTATGATAGTTCTGAATTTGCAGCACCTGCTGCTCTATCAACTGATGATGAAGAGATGGAAACTATCTGGAAGACTGCTTACAGTTTGGAAGCATTCACAGCACCAGATCAGTTCAAAACATATGAACAACTTCAGCAACGTTTGAATGCTGTACTTAATACAGCACCTGCTGTACAACAGGAACAGGCAAACGAAGAGTATGAACCAACACCTGTGGTGGTTGATAGAGTTGATAGAGTCCCATCGACTCCAACCTCAACACCAGAGGAGGATGATGCTCTCTCGTACTTTCAAAAGTTAGCAGAAGAATAATTCTAAAGACCCCTTCGGGGGTCTTTTTTTATGTAAACGAAACCGAAAGATACTATAAAGAAAACCCTGTTTTGTGTGAAAACTATGATAAATTATTATGAGGAACCCAACACAAAACAATGTCAGGAGATTACTTTACTCACAACGATAGACAAACCGAGTCATACTCTACTTTAAAGTGGACAGATGACGGAGAACTAACGACACTTGACATGTCTAGGATACTAGAAGCACTACAAAGTCATGATGAAAAACAGGAGTAATTATACTCCTGTCTTTTTACTTCTTTGAGATATGTAATCAGTTGATGATTCATATCTATTTTTTTCTGTGAATTCTGTTACGAATGCATCTAGGAATCTACCCTTCAGTAAATATATTTCTCTTCTCTTTTCATTTTCCTCTACCTCATGATTGTATGCATTAACAGGATCACATACTTCTGAACCTGCCATAGTAATTACTTGACTGCCATCAAAGAATGAGAACGGTGTGTTGTAGAACTTCTCATCTACTTTGAGACCAGCATCAAGAGCATTTATTTTTATATTTTTACCCGTAAGATCAGTGGTCATTGAAGTACCACTCTTGATCTCACGGGTTTTATAGTATAGTATCTCACTGTAAGGATCGATGTAAGTCTTTTCACAATACTTTCTTACAGCATTGTCTGATCTTGCCCAATCAAACAAAGGATTGATAACATTGTTAGTTATTAGTATCACCCAGTCAAGAAATGGATCACCGTATGCTTTTTTTGCTACCTGTTCAGGTGTTTCACCATCTATCACTGCATACTTATTAAACGTTGCAGTGTATGAGAATATATCCTCATTGATTTCAAATCTTCTGAAGAAATTCTTTGCAGTTATGAAATCAGATTTAGTGTAAGGAAACTTGATTGGTTTAACATCATACTCGATGTCTGGTATTAGTGAGAAGAACATATCAATATGATGCTATGGGTTCGTCTGATAGTAGTATTTCGTTTTCGAATATGAGTTTGAGTTCTTTAAATTGTATTGAAAGCAATGTTGCTACAGGAGAACCATCTTCGTAGGTTGCATAACTACCGTCTGGTGTGTAGTTTATATTAACATTAGTGATAGCACATGGTTTAAATTGAGTAACATATTTATTTAATTTATTACCTGTCATAAATTTAGCACTGACAATTTTTGGTATGGTCAATAATGCACCAGATGTGAATTTATCTGCTACTGTACCACCAAATGAAGGTAGCATTGCTTTCTTTAATGTTTGACAGATAGTAAAAATATTTTTAGCTTCTGTCTCACTTCTTGGCATCATCTTAAAGTTTAAATTAAATCCTCTCAATTCGGGTGCTTCATACATTAATTCCACGTTAGGGTTAACGATAGTTCCTGACACACCACCCATTAGTTGGTTCGTTGTCAATGATCCACCCAGACCTTTATTTATTGCTTGCTTTGCTAGATCATAACCCAACAGTTTAAGTCCACCTGTTGTAGTTTCAAATGTATTCCCAATTGCTTCGCTAATTGATCCAGCCTTTCCACCAATAAAACTTGCAGCATTTGCTTGACCTACACCTACACCTACACCACCCCAGTTAGCACCATACTGTGCCTGAATATCCTCTGGCATGAATAGTAGTATAGATTTATATCCTTCTGCTCTTTCCTTGGTTAGAGCCTCTTCACTAAACCCTCCATAGTTCTGATAGAGTCCCCCAGTCCCTTTTGATTGCTCCATTGCTTTATCACTAAATGGTTTTATATAGTTGAAGAAATCTATAGAAACATAGTCAGTGTCTGGTGATATAGGAGAGGATGCAGGATATCTAACCGTATTTGATTCAGAACCAACCTTACCATCATTTTCTCTAGGACTTGCATATTTAACAACAATCTTACCTTTATTCAATGCTTTAAATGCTTCTTGTTGTGCTGCGGTATTTTTAATACCTGTTACTCCCATTGCCATATTAGTAATCCTGTATGATTGCTTTTGCTTTTACTCGATCATTTTCATTTTCTTTTATCTCTTCCCACACTAGTTCTTTATCATAAGAGAACTGTGTTCTATTTCTTCTACTAGTCATAACAAAATCCTCAACAGGTAGAAGTATAGATGTGTCCCATTCATCTTTATGTAAATCTAGGAAGAGACTTTCTACATTACTATTCAAGTATTTATGTATGATATTTCGAGGTATGTCAATCATGCCTCTTTCTAATTTTTTCATTGACTTAAGTCTAGTCCTGTACTGTAAGTAATGAAAGTTTGCTGCATAGAATCCATCTCTATCTCTTTTAAATACATATGCAAGAGGAAATTTATCATAGTAAGGCAACCATTTACTCTTTGCTTTGTATTCAAAAAGATATAAGTGTCCTTGTCTTACTGTAGTTCGTAATACATTACCATCCTGTTCCTCACTATCATCATAAGAGTCTCTTTTTTCAGCAGTAACTAGATTATCAGTTGTGTATTCACCTGTTAGTCTATGGATAGTATTTTTATACCAACTCAAGCTTCTTTGTTGACTGCCAGATTCTTCTTTTATTTTTTCGAATATTGTTTGGTAGGATGAAGTATCTTCTGAACTTGATCCAAACCCTTTACCTACGGTGCTTGGCATTCTTCTTAATTGCTAGGTGGTCTTCAGTAAGGATTAAAAATTTCATTTGCCTGTCCTTACAGTAGTCTTCTGCAGCATCCCACTTGGCACGATTTTTCATGAATGTTAACACATCTCTTCTCCAAGCAGTAGTCTTTCGTTTTGGTTTTTCGACTGGTCCTTGTACTTGTTTCTTTGGTTTTACTTCTATAATATACTTCTTCATACCAGCAGTTTTAGTTCTTACTTTGATGTAGAAGTCAGGGTAGTAACGGTGAGATCTCCCATCAATAGGGGACTTGTAAGGGATTACCACTTCCTCACTTCCCCACTCAACTATAGTACTTGTATGATCACAGAAGTGCATAAATTTTCTTTCCCATAATGACCTATAAATAACGTTAGTGGGATTACCTTTATACTTACGTGGATTAGTTGGTTTGTAAGTTCCAGAGTATGACATAATTATTATTAAACCTTCCGTTTTTATTTAGCGTGTCGATTAATACATTCATCAATGCAATTGCCAAAGGTGGCAACATGTCCATGTCAAATGGATATGAGGTACAGTTTGAATTAACTCAAGATTTGAAGGGATATCTAGATGAATTTCAATTAAGCAATGTCCTTTCAACTGATCCATCTAATGTTGGTGGATTGGTTAAGTTGCTATGTGATGAAGCACAACTACCTAATACTCAAGCAGCAACAGGACAATTACAAGGAAGATATCTTGGTGAGAACCAAATGAATTATCCTTATGCTAGATTCTTTACTGACTTTTCTTTATCATGGATGTGTGATGTAAATATGACACCATTGAAGTTTTTAACAGGATGGCATAACTTTATATTTGATGGATCAGATAACAATGCTCCTATTAAAAATACCGCTAAATCCTTGACTGGGATTAAAAATGAGAATGCTAGGTTGTTTAACAGAGCAATTAGATTGAAATATCCGAAAGAATATGCTTGTACAGCAAGAATTACAAAGACAGATCAAGGACCATTAGCACCTAACCAGAGAGCAGGAATTTCATACATTATGGAAGAATGTTATCCATATTCAATTGACACAGTTCCTTTATCTTATGGTACATCACAATTGACTAGAGTTTCTGCTAACTTTTATTATAAGAGTCATAGTGTGGTATATCAAGATCAAACTCTTAATTCTTCTGGTTCTAATAACGAAGGAGTGGTTACGATGTCAATAAATGGACAAGAAGTTGAGACACAAGGGCAAATTTGACTTTTTGATTCCATCAATTCACCAAAAAAATCTCCGACCATTTTAACCTCAAAAAGTCGAGCTAAATAAATATACGAATTGAATTAATTTTTAATGGCATTACCAAAATTAGGTGTACCTACCTATGAACTGATTTTACCTTCAACTGGAAAAACTGTTAAGTATAGACCTTTTCTTGTAAAAGAAGAGAAATTGCTTTTACTTGCAATGGAATCGGGAGAGGAGAAGGAAATAGTTTCTGCTGTGAAGACACTTTTAAAGAATTGCATTACATCTAGATTAAAAGTAGATAATCTACCATCATTTGATTTAGAATACATCTTTTTGAGGATACGTGCAGCATCTGTTGGTGAAGTAATTGAATTGACAGTTACATGCACTGATGATAATGAAACAACTACTACGGCATCTATAGATATATCAGAAATAGAAGTTGAGAAGTCTAAAGATCATTCTAACAAAATTATGTTAGATGAGAGCACAGGTATTGTGATGAAGTATCCTAGTATGGATAGATTTATAGAATCACAATTTTTGAGTAAAGATATTAAAACTGAAGAAGTTTTTAACTTTATTTCAGATAATATCGATCAAATTTTTCAAGGTGAAGAAGTATTTGATAAAACTACTACAACACCCAAAGAATTTCGTACATTTGTTGAAGGTTTGACTAGCAAACAGTTTGAAGCAATTCAGACATTTTACGAGACTATGCCTAAACTAACTCATTCATTTAGTGTGGTTAATCCTAATACTGAAGTTGAATGTAATTATACGCTTGAGGGATTGCAAAGTTTTTTCGCATAGCGGTCTTCCAGAACAGTTTGGAAGGCTATTATAAGACTAACTTTGCCTTGATGCAGTATCATAAATATAGTTTGACTGAATTAGAAAATATGATGCCCTGGGAACGAGAAGTATATCTTTCTCTTCTTGTTCAATATATTCAGGAAGAAAAGAAGAAAGCAGAGGCAGCTAAACAGAAATCATGACTCTAGAAGAACAGGCAATTAAAGTTCTAGATGAATCTGCATCAGATTCAAAAAGTAACATAGTGGATGAGCTTGTCAAAGAGTTTCCTGCCCTTGCTGGTTCTTTAGTTAAGACTATTAATAAAAGAAATAAGACTAATTTAGAAATACCAAAGAAAGAACGAATTAGTAAAAATAAGATATTATTAGATATTACATCCAGTTTATCGAAGATTAATGGGGAACTTGTTATTGTTAATAGTAGGTTGCAAGCACAAAATGACTTATTACGTGCAAATCTAGGACTTACTGCTAGTTCTATAGGTAATTTAGAATATAATGATAGTTTACTTACAGGTAAACTTGATTCAGTGCTTCAAGCACTGCAAATGCAGAATGAATTTATGATAGAGAAGGAGGAAGACCAAAAACGTGATGATTCGGAAAATAGATCTGAAGGAATGAGAGATGCTGCAAGTAGTTTTGGATTTAATGATGTTAGTAAGCGTGGTGAAAGTATAATAGGTACAAATATTAGTAAATTAATTTCCAAAGTAAGTAAGACTATATTTAACAAGTACATACTACGACCATTACTTAAGAAATTTGCACCTGGATTATTACCTTTATTAACCAAAAAAGGATTAGCTGGAACTCTTCGTAGTATCCTACCAAAATGGATGGGTGGAACTAAAGGTTTGAAACCTAACGTAAAACAGTTGGATTTATTTGACGATGCTGCAAATGTTGCGACAAAAAAACCAAATATGCTACAGAAGGGTACTAAATGGTTGAATAATACACCTTTGGTTAAGAAAACAAAGAATATTCTTGGACCATTAATTAGACCAGCAAGGAATGCTATTGGAAACTTTACGAAGGATCCAATGGGTGGAATAACGAAATTTTTTGGTAATAAGGGAAAATCTGAAATTGCAGAAACAATAAGTAAAAAAGCATCAAAGAAAATAACACAAAAAGTTGCTAGTAAAGGAATGGGTGCCATTCCTCTTGTTGGAAACTTCTGGGACTTGGCTTCTGCTGCTTATAGATTTAAACAAGGTGATACTATTGGTGGTCTATTATCATTGGGAAGTGCTATACCTGTTGCTGGGTGGGGTGTTGCAGCAATAGATGTTGCTAGAGATTCTGGTGCGTTTGGAGACACAGGATTTGAACATGGTGGTGTGATACAAGCACCACCTATATTAACACCAGCAGAAAAAGGTGCTGTGATAGGAGGTAGTGGATCTTCAGATATAGGACATATAGTTAATGCTGCATCATTGATTGCAAATGTATATGGAGTAAATTTGAATGATAGTAAATTACGTAATGAATTCCCTACACACGAATCTACTGGTGTTGTGACGCTATCTCCATTAGCAGGATCACAACCTGTTAGTAAAGATGAGGTACAATCAGAGGATAAACAAGAAAGAGAGAAAAGTATATCTAACCTTAATGATAGTAATGATACTTCAGAAAGTAAGGATGGTGATATTGCTTTCAATTGGAAGAAACCAAGTGATAATATTGAACAATTGAGATATAAATCAGATCATCCAGAAGGAACAGAACAACCTAATCCATTTAAAGAGGGATCAACGTTATATAAGAATTTTGAAAGATTAAGACTGTACGATAAGTCAGGTATGACAATTAGTTCTACTAGTAATGTTAATAATGTATCAAATATAACTCCTGTTACACAAACTAATAATATATCAGATAATATTTCTGTTGAAATGGATCCAATAGGTAAAACTAAAATAATATATGTAACTAGAACAGTAGCATCAGGTAGTAGTCAGGTTGTTGCTGGTGGAACCATTATAGTTAATCAAGTCAAGAAGGACAATCATAAGTTGTCTAGGTTGATACTTGCTTCATAAATAATAGAAGGAGGTATAACTAATGGCAGCATTTACAGAAGGATTTGACGATGTATCAGGTGGAGCAGGTAAAGGTACTGAACATTTAGGTAAAGCCATTGGAAAAATTCTTGAAGCTAGACAATTAGCATCAGACGAAAGAAGATACGCAGAAAAAGAATTATTCAAGCAAGCACCTCACCTTTCTCTCGAAGATTTTGGTATAGATAAGGGGTATTTCTTTAAAAAAGCACTACAACATGAATTTGGTGGTGCTTTTATAGACAAGAAGAAAAATAATTTAAAGAAATTACTTTCTGTTAGAAGGATTTTAAAGTCTAAAAAGAAAATATATGTTACTGCTGTAAATTTCTTAAGAGATAATACTAGATTTGCTAGTGTTGATAGTAAACGTGCTGCTAGTTTTAGGAAAAAATTTAATTATAAATTAGAGGGTGATGAATCCTCTACAGTATTAGAAGATTCATCTAAAAAAGTTGCTAAAGCAGCATCTGGATCTAGTGCTGGACCAAAAACTAAACAAGATTTTTTAGTAGCAGTAACTGAAATTGCAAAGTCATTACAAAGTACTGCACAGTCTATTAATAATGCTGTTGATCAGAATACTGGTATAGCATCTGGTATTGTTTCAACACAAAAGAATATTGTAGTTGAGATAAGTCATAGAACAGATAGGGTAACTGATAAACTAGAAGCAATAGCAGCAGCAGTTAATCAACAAACTGAATTTTTAAAAAGAGCAAAAGAATCTGCCGAAGTAGATAAAACTGAAACTAGATTGGAGGGGAAGAATGATGTAGCAACTACTGATAGTGTTAATATATTAAGTACTAAAACTGATGAAAGTAAAGAGTTAAGTACATCTGAAGAGATAGATCAGAATAGACCACCAGATCCGTGGGGAACAGCAGAGAAGGGTGCTATCATTGATGGTCCAAAAGAAGGATATAATGTTAATATAGGTGGTGTACCTATAGAAGCACATGGTACAGAATTAGTTAAACCTATAGGTAGAGGTAGGACTGCTATTGTTCCATTAGATAATTATGCAACTGATGGTATTCAAGGTAACGAGGTAACTGGTGGTGGAGATCTTGCAGCAGAGCAGGGTATGTTATTGCCACCACCACCTCTGCCTCCATTAGATCACCTACCAGATTTTAAGTCATCATCTGCACTTTCTGGATTAAATCTACCTAAAGCAGTTAACACTTTTTCATCTTCTGCTAGTAGTTCGGGTGGGGGTCAAAGTATGATAAATGCACTGGAATTGCCATTTAAAGCAGTTGGAGCATCTATAATAAAGATAACAGGTGATATAAGAAATAGACTTGGTGCAGTAAGTCCTGCTGCTGATGGGAAATTAAGTAATATAATGAATATTGTTGCCAATGCGTTTGGACTATCATCAGAAGATATAGCATCTTCTAAAGCATCAAGTGAAGCAAATTCTAGGGTTAGGGCATCATTAGATAAACAGGAGTCTAAAGATGATGGCAAATGGTATGATGGAATTAAGAATTTTATTGGTAATATAACTGAAAAAACTGGTAATCTTATTAATTCTGGTAAATCTTTTATAGGAAATGCAGTCAATAATATTTTTGGTAGAAATAAAAAAGAATTTAATAAAAATGAGATTGCTGTTATGTTAGTTGATGAGTTTAAAAAACAAGGTTTTTCTCAAACTGGTGCTCAATTAGCAGCAGCAGAGTTGATGAGAGAGACTGGTTTAGATCAGGGTCTTATATTAGGATCACATGATGATGGTGGTGTAGAAGCATTTGGTGCAGGTTCGTGGCAAGGTGGAAGAGAGGATGCATTGTTCGCTCATCTTAAAAAACTTGGTATTAATAAAGATGATATTGCAAACAGTGGTGAGAAAGGAATTAGGGGAAATGCTTCTTTCCTTGTGGAAGAGATTGCTAATAGAGGAGGGGGTAATGTCGAGTTGATGGCACTATTAAAGAAACCTAATTTGAGTAAAGAAGAACAGGATAGAGTAAGACAATTATTTAAAGATGCATACTTTGTGTATGCTGAATCTATACCTTTAGATAGATCAGAAAATGCATTGAGGTATATAATGAAGACTCTTGGTGTTCAACTAGATACATCTAGTCTCCAATCATTATCTACGAATGAAGTGTCATCAAATGATATACTTGAGAATTTAAATCTAGGTAGTGCTAAACAAACAACAGAAATTGCTTACCTTGATTTGGGTATTGATGGTTCGGTTTCACCTTCTTCAGGTTTTACTGATTCACAACCTTCTGGTAGAGACACCATGCAAGAAGGTTCACGTGATTCTCTTGGTATAGAATCATATTACTTCAATAGAGGACTTAATCATGTCTGATCAGACTAAAAGTGTATTTGCTAGTAGTGTTGAACTTAAATCTTGTCTGATACAAGGTACTACAAGTAATGATCCATTTGATGCAACTAATGGTGTAGTAAGATTTGATTATTTTGAGGACATAGAAGCACCTACTATTTTTGCATCATTGGTGATAGGTGAAGAGTCTATGAATAGTATGATATCTGATATACCTTTGCAGGGTGGTGAACGAGTAGAAATTAAAGTAAAAACAGCAGTAGATGAAAAAGAGCATACATATCAGTTTGTAATTTATAAGATATATTCTAGGTATGTTACTGATAGATTTCAGACATATACATTAGGTCTAATATCAGAAGAAGCATTAACAAATGAGATGGTTAGAATGGGTGTGATTTTGAAAGGATTACCCAATGACATAGTT